CGGGCTGGTGGTACACCCATTGCTACCTTGCGGATCATCGCTAACGTACAGGGAAATGCCAGAGGCAAGATGTGGACGCTGGTTGTACACTTACTGATACTATTATTAGCAGGACCAACAGTATTAGCTAGAAGACGTCTAGAACTCTAGTACCTGTTACCGGCTATTGGTCCAGCAAATAATGATCAGTCACTATGCTACGAGGGTGGTCATGACGCCTCCCATTGCATGACATACAGCTAAGCCTGGCGTAACACCCTTGTTATAGTGTTTATCTCCACAGTCAATAATGACTGATCCCAAGCCCTCTTCGTTACTTTGGTATCCAAGGGCTAGGGATCAGTGCAGGGGAATTTTTAGGGTATCCCCTGCTCCTATTTTTTTATTTCACCTAAACAGAATAAAAAACATAAATCATATATAATGCTTGACTATCCTATTGTCAAGCACTATAACAATTAAATGCAAAATAAAAATAATAACCAGAAAGGTACAATGACTAAAATAAGAATGAATACAGAGTTGCGAAACAAACTCTTTAATAAAATAAAAGATGTCTTTGAGAACGAGGACACACAAGAACGAGAAGCATATCTTCAAGCAAGAGAGCAAGTTGATAGTGCATACGAGGGTGCAAGTATTCTTGCAAAAGAAGTTGTTGAGAGATCATATCCTGTTGATGATGTTGCAACACTCCGAACTTTTAAAAAGAAATATGGAAGTCCTTGTGATGTTGTTGCAAAAGATAAATGCTTTTACTTTGCACATAGTGAGGACAAAGACGAAGACGGCGATATAAAAGAAACTAAATCACACTTTGATTTTGGTTTGTTTGGTAATCTAAATGGTAGTGAGTATGGTAGTGATGAGGGCAAAAAGTTTGCAGTTGCATATTTTAGAGAAGAACTAAAAGCTATGGATTGCAACCCAGATATCTTTGCACAACAATCCGAGAACAAGGACAACCCACACAAAACAAAACATGTTGACGCGTGTATGAAAGCACTTGGATATAGTGGTTATAATCATAGTAGTGGTGGCGATAGTAATATTGGTATGGCAAAAACATTTGATGAACCATACTTTCTTGATGTCATTGGAACTTCTTATTGTCGTTCAAGAGCAATCGCTTGTACTAAAGATGAGTACACTATGTTTGAACAATGGCGAGTTGCAAAAGGCAATCTAGTATCTAAACACCAAACATGGATTGATACAATTCAAAAACAATCCGACCAATTAAAAATTGGATTGAAAGCATACAGATATCTTTCAGAGGGTATTGAACTTGCAACTGAACTAGGTATTCAAGTTGATGAGGCAGAGTTAATTAGAACTAACTCAACAGGATTGACAATCTACAATCCAAGCAACTTGGCTAGTATGATCAAGGGTATGAAGAACAAGAACCAATCAAGAGAGGCGAAAATATTGGCAAGAAAAAAATATGAAGAAAGTCTAAATTAAAGTTTGACAAATAGGGCTATCTGTTATAGGATAGTCCTATTAACTAGAAAGGTATAATATGACAAACAAAACATTCTACATAACTTATTGGGCTTCTAAACATAAGAAGCACATTACAAGAAAAGGCAAACATGACGACAAGTCAAGATATGGCACATCAAAACAAGGTGTTCCATATTATGTTTATTATGACTTAGATAGTCATGGTTACAGAACTGCAACTACAACTTGGAAAGTGAGGCACTAATGCCAAATAAACATTTTTGCCAAGGACCACATTGCCATACTAGAACTACTAATGATAGGTTTCTAAAATCTAGGGGGGTGGTCCGAGGTCGTTATGCATACTTAACAATGGATTATCAAAACCACCCAGAGGGCTACTATGATAATAGAAGAAGTAAATATTTTTGTAGTCAAAGTTGTGAAAGTCAATGGTTAAATAATCATATGGAAAACATCGAACATGGTCGACCGATTGAGTTTATCAGACACAGACGAGAAAGCCAAGGATATGCCAAGGTCAAGAACGAAGAAAGGTGGGGTGCAGAATATTCTATTGAAAGGGTTGACAATGGTCAGCTTATAGAGTAGGATTATCCTATTAACAAAGAAAGGTATATTATGGACTACGAAAATGATTACAACTTACTAGAAGACTGGGCGGAGCAACAGTTATGGGAAGACTCTGTTGAGTCTTACTTAGAAGATATGGAGGAAGACAATGAATAAAACAATTAAAACAGAATATCTTCCTGGCGGTACAAAGCGCCAGGAACTACTGGACCAGGTGCCAGGATACCTGGCATCTCCAGGCGCTGACCAGGGGACTAAACATCATTTTTGTTTAGAAGTATTAAAGTTAACTGAGACGGAATACCTGGAAGCTTTGAACAAAGCAACCAACGGTGGAGTCGTGAGGTCAGCATGGAACTAAAACTAGCAGATAGAATAACTTCAACAGGTTACACTTTGCAACAGTTCTTACTGTTGCAAGCGTTGGAGAGACAAGCAACAACAGGTATGTTAATGACTAATCCAAGAGTGACAGGGTTTACATCGTTTGCAAAAGCTGTGTTAAATTTTATTGATGATAAGAAAGCACCGAAGACTTGCAAGAACTTGTATAACTATTTAGTTGCTAATGGATACTACATTGATATACATGCAGAAAGAAACAATAGAAAGGTATAATATGACAACAGAAAAAACAGAACAACGTAAGAATAGATTCAATGGCGAGTCTATTATGTTAACCAAGGAAGAAGCTATCATTCATGATAGAATCTTTATCAATGAGATGGAAGCAACACTGGAAGATCAAGACGCAGGTGTTGACGGTACGTCAAAGCTTTGGGACAAAGTACGTAAAGACATTAACTACTTCAGACAGCATAATGCTGAAGCATACATGGTGTTATTAGATTAACACCAACCTTTCTGCCTAGGCGCTAACGCGCCTAGGCGCACGCAACGTGGACCAATAGAGGTACCACACCCAATCACAATAAACTTTGCAACGATATAAGTCGTACACCTTTTATAAAAAGGGGTCCCACTACTCTAGGTTGTATTGCTTGATTTAGACAGTTAATGGTGGTAAAAAACTTATCAAACACCTAAGATGGTGCAAAAAATTTTTTAAAAAATTTTTATGAATTTAGATGATATAGACATAAGTAAACTACCTGCAGACGTTAGAAGAGAACTATTACAATTAGATGTCTCGATTGCAGAAAAAGAAATACAAAACAAAGCTAAGAATGACTTCATGTCCTTTGTCAAAGCTGTGTGGCCCGAGTTTATAGAAGGCGCACACCACAGAGTTATTGCTCAAAAATTTAATGACCTTGCAACTGGTAAAATAAACAGACTGATTGTCAACATGCCTCCACGTCATACGAAATCAGAGTTTGCAAGTTACTTGTTACCAGCGTGGATGGTGGGCCGTACCCCTAAGTTAAAAATAATTCAAGCAACTCACACCGGTGAACTTGCTGTAAGGTTTGGTCGTAAGGCTAAAACACTAATCGATAGTCCAGATTATAAAAAAATATTTGATACAACACTTAGAGAAGACAGTCAGGCTGCCGGAAGATGGGAGACTGCGCAAGGTGGTGAGTATTTTGCAGCTGGTGTTGGTGGAGCAATCACGGGCCGTGGTGCGGATTTATTGATTATTGATGACCCGCACTCAGAACAAGACGCAATGTCAGCCAGCGCCTTTGATAATGCGTACGAATGGTACACATCAGGACCACGTCAGCGTCTACAACCAGGAGCCAAGGTCGTTTTAGTTATGACAAGGTGGAGTAAAAAAGATTTAACAGGAATATTATTAAATAATCAAAAAGATGTTAAGGGTGACCAGTGGGATTTGGTAGAATTTCCGGCGATCTTGGACCACGGATCTAAAAAAGAACCTGTGTGGCCACAATATTGGAAATTAGATGAGCTTGAAAAGGTAAAAGCAACACTTCCGGTTGGAAAATGGAACGCGCAGTGGATGCAAAAGCCAACTTCTGAAGAAGGAGCGTTAATAAAACGTGAATGGTGGCAAACTTGGGACAAAGAACATCTTCCAGACTGTCATTACATTATTCAAAGTTACGATACTGCGTTTTTAAAAAAAGAAACTGCCGATTTTAGTGCAATTACAACTTGGGGAGTGTTTTATCCAAACGAAGACAGTAAACCAAATTTAATTTTGTTAGATTCTATAAAAGATAGGTTTGAATTTCCAGAATTACGTCGTGAAGCGTTAGAACAATATAATTATTGGAATCCTGACATGGTGATCGTAGAGCAAAAAGCATCGGGTACACCTCTAACTCATGAATTACGTCAAATGGACATTCCAGTGATGACTTTTACGCCAAGTCGTGGTAATGATAAGCACGTACGAGTAAATTCTTGTGCACCACTGTTTGAGGCTGGCATAATTTGGGCTCCTGACAGAAAGTTTGCAGAAGAAGTCATTGAGGAATGCGCGTCATTCCCATATGGCGATCATGATGACTTAGTCGATAGTATGACTATGGCCGTTATGCGATTCAGGCAGGGAGGTTTCCTACCCCATCCAGAAGATTATGAAGACGAAAAGTCAGAACCTAGGATTATGGAGTATTATTAATTATGGACCCACGAAAAAAAACATTTGAATTCTTTTTCGGACCTTTATTGAAAAAATTTTTTCAAGATATGGGTCGTGACCCTAATAATTTAGAAATGATCTTACTTAGACAAAAAGCTGGTCAGCAATTAAAAGATTCTACTAAAGTAATTGAGTTTCCACAAAAAGAATCTTTTATGAAACAAGTAGAAGCCATGAAAAGAAGTGGTGATATTGTAGATCCCAATAATCTTAAAAAAAATGACAACGTTCTTACAAGAGAAATGTTTCAAGATTCTAATTTAAACAAAGTAGCTCGTGACAGAGACAGAGCTATTAGAGCAAAAGCTAGAATAGAAGAAAAAAAAGAAGAGACTATTATGGATCGTATTAACAACGCTAGTAATAGAATTAACGAGATTAAAAAAGAACAAGCTGAGATGTACAGACCTAAAACTGATGCAGAAATAAAAGCAAAGTTTGAAAGACAAAACAAAGAAGCTGCTGAAAGACTTAGAAAAAAACAAAAAGAAACAATGGATGATATGAAAGAAATTGAAGATCCAGAAGAATTTGCAAAAGGCGGTCGTATTGGTTTTAGAGCCGGTAAGTTTGTATTAGATAAAGTTATAGCTAACCTTCTTGGTAACAAAAAGAAAGTCCAACAAGCGGTCGACGATATATTTCCAACAGGTGATTATAAATATGATGCAGATATGGCAGCTGATGCTTTAGTAGAAAACAATCCAGCAATATTTAAAAATTTATTACGTGAAGATCTTTCGGATGAAGTTAGTTCAGAAATTTACGGGGCTGTACTTAAACCTATTATGTCAAACATGGCTAAAATGAGAGAGTTAAGAAAAGCAACAAAGCCAGAAAAAACTTTAGCTTCTATGAAAGAAGGTAAAGGTATCGATATGTCTAACCCAGAAATTGCAGACGAGTTTGGAAGATTTATGAAAGAGACAGATCCTGAAGGATATAAAAAATTAGAACAAACTGTTGAGCTTTCTAACTTTGATCCTAAAAAAGTTAAAGGCAATGCAGAAGGTGGTCGTATTGGATATTACACAGGTGGTATCACAGACGTTGAACCGAGTCTCGATGACATCGGTCATGGCTCAGATTCATTGATGTCTAGAACAAGATTAATGTCACCGGGTAGTCAGACAACTACATCAACAGGATTAAATTATTTATTGGCTGAAGATAACGATAACCTAAGAGTTCCTTTTAACGAAGGTAAAACTTATAAACAAAAATTAGAAGAAGAAATAAAAAAAAGATTAAAATATAAAAGACAAGGAATGGAATTTGACAAACCATTAGGACCTGAAGGAACTTTTAATACAGGAAATCCACCTAAAGTATATCAATTAGCAGAAGGTGGTCGTATAGGTTTTGCAGGTGGTGGTGATGCTGGAAGACGTGCTTTCTTAAAATTAATGGCATCAATAGGTGGTTTAACAGCAGCAGCTAAATCTGGTATACTAGGACTTGGTGAAGGAACTGGTAAAAAAGCTGTAACAGAAACAATTAAACAATCTGCAGGATCAGGAAGACCCCCTCCGTACTTTTTTAAACTTGTAGAAAAAATTAAATTTATGGGTGATGATGTAACAGAAAAAGCTGCAACCCAAGAGAGACAAATTGTTAAGAGATATAAAGATTATGAATTGAGTGAAGATTTAGGAACAGGTAATATTGTAATTAAAAAAAGAAACGAAGGATCTTTCTATGATCAAGACGGAATAATATCTGATGAGTATATAGTTTATAAACCAGGTCAAGCAGATGAATTAACTAAAGGTAAAAAACCTCCTCCAGAATACGATGAGTATACAGTAAGACCAGATGGTGAAGGTAAACTAAGAGATTCTGAAGACGGTCTAGATAGCATAGATGAAATTTTAGAAGAAGTGGGTGATACTACAGCTATGACACTTAAAAAAGCAGACGGCGGCCGTATTGGTTATGTTGGTGGTGGTTTGTCTAAACTAGGTATTACAGGTTCGTCACGTAAATTTTTAGAAAGAGTGTTCGGTAAACAAAAACTTCAAAACTTAATTGAAAACGATCCTGAGTTACACAGAGGGTTATTAGAAGTTGCAGAAATGTTTAGATCAAAAGACAAATCAGGATTAGTTGAGTATATGCAAAACTTTTTACCTCAAATGAGTAAAAAAGAATTAGAAGCCTTTGTTGTAGGTAGCGGTGACACTGCAGGTATTGAAGGACAACTAATTAGACTTGGTAGTGGTCGAGATTACAAAAATAAAATAGAAATGATAGAAGAAGCTAACAACATAAGAAAACTAAAAGACTTTGACATTGACGGTGTAAGTAAAAATGCTGAAGGCGGCCGTATTGGTTTTTCAGGTGGTGGTATTTTTAGAGCAATTATTGCTAACTCTGCAAAGAAAGCAGGAATGACACCTTATCAATATATAAAAGCTACAAGTTATAAATCATTACCACAAGAAGTTAAAATGTTTATGTCTAAAGCAGACTTTGAAAAATTAAAATTAGGACAAGAGAAAATGTATAGTAATTATATAGACATGGCTAAAACAAGACAAGAATTTCAAAAAAATATTGAAGGTGGCAAAAACACTCCTGCAAGAGAACTTTTTGAGGGTATGGAAAAAACTATGGATGAACAAAGCATGGTTCCAAAGACAGTAACTTCTGATGATGTTGCGGAAATGGAACTTATGGTTAAGAACAGATTTAACAAAGGTCGTAAGGACAATGCTCAAGGCGGTCTACAAACTATGTTAGGTGAATAATGGACATAGAAGAAATTTTATATACCTTCGAGGATGACTACAATCCAAGCTCCATGGTCCCTGGACCACGGAACATGTACGGTGATGGTGGTATTACTGAAGGAAAGAAAGCTAATAAAGGTACGTTCTATTTAAGAATACCAAATGAAGACGGAGTTAGAATAGCTCATAGTGGAACTAAGTTTCAAATGGAACAACTTTTAAAAAAATATAAAGAAAGACTAAAAGTAAACAAAATTCCTTCTAATAAATTAACAACTGATCAGAAAAAAATTGTTTTAGAGTGGGGTAAAAATAAAAGTAAGGCTTTAGGTGAAACATGGTCTGATAAAAAAATTTTAAAAGAATATAATAATTTAAGTGACGGCATGAGAACAAAAATTAGAACTAAAATGGTGACAGGAACAGGAGGAAGTTGGTCTGAAGGACAAATAAAACCACTAACTACAGAACAACAAAAATTGTGGGATGCAACCATGGCTGATGAATTTGGTGAATGGGAAGATTATCCGGCAAAAGATAGAAATAGATGGAGAGACGATTTTCCTAGAAAACAAAAAATATATTCTCAAACTAAAGATTTGTTAAATATTGATGAATTAGCAGAGTATTTAGGCAAAGAATTTAATACTGATATTTCTAGAAATAAAATTAGAGGTGGTTTTGGTGCAGGAAACAGAACAGCTTTAGGTCAATATATAAGAGATAATTTATTTGTAGATAGTTTTGGTAGTATTAAAGGAAAGATTGAAGGTGAGGTTAGAGGAAATGTTACTTATTATAAAAAACCAACTAAAACACAAATTGATCAAATTAAAAAACAAAACTTAGTATTTGATACTAGAACAAATACGCTTAGACCTAAAACATTAAAAAATATAAATATATTAAACGAAATGTATGGAGATGCGTACAGGTCAGGAACAATTCCAAAACTTCAAGACATGATGAACGCTACTGGTTTATCTGAAGGAGAAATTGCAAAAGCAGAAGCAAGATTAGCTCAAATATATAATGGTCACAAATTTAGAAATGGTCCTGATGACATAAGAGTAAATAAAAACGCTGCAAACAAACTTTTTAATTTTATGTCAAAAGCTCAATTTGGAAACCCTCGTAAAACTGAATTATATAGTATATCTTTAGATCTTATAGATGAAGGATTAGGAAACGAAAAAAATACATTTAATAATTTAAAATCTAAAGCTAGAAAAATTTTAAAAGAAAATGGAATTGAAGTTTATTCTACTAAAAGTCCTATTGGGTTTAATATAGATGAACTTGCCGGAGTAACTGGTTCTGCAAAAAGTAAAAACATGGCTGTGTCTCAGTTTATAAATGTTATAGAAGGAAACTTAAACCAAACAACATTACAAAATTTTCAATCTAGTTTATCAAAAGCAAGATCAGCTGTTGAAGCTGCAAAAGGTACTTCTAGGTATAATTCAGTTTTAAAAAAACAAATGGAACTAATAAATAATAGAGCAGCTAAATTAGAAAAAGATTTTGGTATTAAACTTGCAAGATTAGAAAAACCTGCTGATATAAACAACATGTCAGCTGATGAAGTTAAAAGATTAAAAAATATAAAACTAGGAACCGGTGAAAATTTATATCAACGATTAGTTAAAGATGCAAAAGCTAGTGGATATAGTGTTAAAATGCCAAAAAACACTTTAACAATTCAAGAATTTGTAGACCCTAAAAACAAAACTCAAGTAAAAGATATATTAAAAAAATTAGAAGCACATGGTTGCAAAGGTAAAGCAGCGGGTGGTAGAATTTTATTTAGTAATGGTGGTGAAGCAGTAACAACATGTGCAACAAAAGGAATTACAAGATTTATTGATGATTTAAAAAAAGGAAATTATTCTAAAGCAACACTAAATATTTTAAAAGGTGGTGGTAATTTAATAAAAAACATAGTCAACCCAATGGAACTTTTAAAGCTTAAAAATTTAATTGGTCCAGGAGCCATGGGTCTTATGGCAGCGTGGGAAGGTGGTGTAATTACTGATGATGTTATCAGACAAGGTACACCGTTAAATGAATCTTTAGCTAATAACTGGTTAACTAAGGCTTTCTTACCATACACAAAAGATTACGCTAAAGCTAAAAATTTATTAGAAACAGGTAAAGTACCATCTAACATGAAAAAATATGTTCAAGACGTAGTAACATTTAATGATGCATTAATGGATATGAAAGGAATGGAAAATAGAAGAGATTCTAGATTAATAGATGACACTGGTTATGGAATGATTGATGGAACTTCTATGTATACAAAAGAACAAGAACAAAAAGATAATGCAGATCTAATGAAAAAACTAGGTACGCTAACAGAAGACGTTTATACTCCAGGTAGTGCTAAAGCTTTAGAAATGAAATCATTACAAGATGAAATGGAAGCAATAAGAATGGCTAAAAAAGAATTTAGTCCTATCTTTGGTTTTGACAAATTAAAAGATGTTAGAACTCCAGGATATACTGGCTTTGATTATATACCGGATGAACAACCAGTCGATCTTAGACCTATAACTTATCAAGACGCTGAATACGAAAATACTAAAATACCTCTTGGTTTAGAACAACTTTATATGAACAAACTTGGATTAAAACCAAGAGATAGTCTAGGTAATTATTTTTTTAAAGATGGACCTAAAAAGAAAATAGTTTATGGTGAAAGAAAACAAGATTTTGAAGAAAAACCCATGAGTATATTAGAAGATTTAACAGATGATTATAATAAATTTCAAAGACAAAAAGAAGCTTCTAGATATCCTGGATATTTTGGAGCAAATGAAAATTTTTCGGAAGGAGGCATAGCTAGTTTAAATGTCAATAAAAAATAAACCAACAAACAAAAAACCTAATTTAGCACAAAAGATGCAAGCTAATCCTGGTTATAAATGGTGGGCAGTACCACCTAAAAAGGGACCGCTATCACAGGGGTTGAAATTACCACCAAAACAAGTTAAGAAAGTCTAGGAGAAAATATATGGCAGATATAGATAAGTCTCTCCCTAACGATAAACGACCTGAAGAAGTTGCAGAAGAGGTTAACGTTGAGGAGATTTTAGAGACAGAAAAAGGACCAGTAGAAGTTACAGAAGATGAAGAAGGGGCTACAATTGATTTTGACCCTAGTGCAATGCAAATGCCAGATGGCGGAGATCCTTTTGCAAATCTAAACGAATTACTTCCAGAAGAAGATACTGATGCCATGGGTAATCAGTTACAACAAGATTACATGGAATATAAAATGTCTCGTAAAGAATGGGAACGAGCATACATTGAAGGTTTAAGCTTACTAGGATTTAAATACACAAACAGAACAGAACCGTTTCAAGGAGCAAGTGGTGCAACTCACCCAGTTCTTGCAGAAGCCGTTACACAATTTCAAGCTTTAGCTTACAAAGAATTATTGCCTGCAGATGGACCCGTTAGAACAATGGTAATGGGTAAATCAGATCCACAAAAAGAAATGCAAGCACAAAGAGTTAAAAATTTTATGAACTATCAGATCATGGATCAGATGAAAGAATATGAATCTGATTTTGATCAAATGTTATTCTACCTACCTCTCTCAGGTTCTACTTTTAAAAAAGTTTATTATGATGATTTATTGGGACGAGCTGTTTCTAAGTTTGTTCCAGCAGATGACTTAATTGTTCCGTATACGGCTACCTCATTAGACGATGCAGAATCAGTCATCCACGTTGTCAAGATGTCAGAAAACGAATTAAGAAAACAAATGGTATCTGGTTTCTATTCTGACATCGAGTTGACAAAACCAACAGATACAAACACAAATGATTTAGAAGAAAAAGAGAGAGAAGTAGAAGGAGTTACAAAATCCCAAAGAACTGAAGCCTTATATACAATTCTAGAATGCCACGTTAATCTAGACTTGGAAGGTTTCGAAGACCTTGGCCCCGACGGAGAGCCAACGGGAATAAAATTGCCTTACGTCGTTACAATCGAAGAAGGCAGTAGGAAAGTTTTGTCTATTAGACGAAACTTTGCGCCCAATGATCCAAAGAAAAATAAAATCCAATATTTTGTCCACTTCAAATTTCTGCCAGGACTAGGATTTTATGGCTTAGGATTAATTCACATGATTGGCGGATTGAGTCGTACTGCAACTGCGGCTCTCCGTCAGTTATTAGACGCTGGAACATTATCCAACCTACCCGCAGGATTTAAGCAAAGAGGTGTCAGAGTAAAAGATGATGCCGCAAATATACAACCAGGAGAATTTAAAGATGTTGACACTCCAGGTGGTAATCTAAAAGATGCTTTCGTATTCTTACCTTACAAAGAACCATCAGCAACCTTATTACAGTTGATGGGAATTGTAGTTCAAGCAGGACAAAGATTCGCGTCCATTGCTGACATGCAGGTTGGGGACGGGAATCAACAGGCCGCTGTTGGTACGACCGTGGCTCTTTTAGAACGTGGTTCAAGAGTAATGTCAGCAATCCATAAAAGACTTTACGTAGGTCTTAAACAAGAATTTAAATTACTTGCCAAAATATTTGGTGAGTCTTTACCACCTGAATATCCTTACGATGTTCCAGGTGCATCACGAAATGTTAAAGCAACAGACTTTGATGCAAGAGTAGATGTTTTACCGGTAGCTGATCCTAATATATTCTCAATGAGTCAGAGAGTGTCACTTGCACAAGAACAATTAAGATTAGCAACTTCTAATCCACAAATGCATAACATGTATATGGCATATAGAGGAATGTACGAGGCAATTGGTGTAAAAGATATTGATAGAGTTTTACCACCACCTCCACCAAATCAACCAAAAGATCCAGCGTTAGAACATATAGATGCAATGGGTGGTAAACCTTTTCAAGCGTTTCCAGGACAAGATCATAGAGCACATATAACTGCTCACTTAAATTTTATGGCAAGTAACTTTGTTAGAAACAATCCTAGCATTACTGCAGCATTAGAAAAAAATATTATGGAGCATATATCATTGATGGCACAAGAACAGGTACAACTAGAGTTTCCTCAAGAAATGCAAATGTTACCACAACTACAACAAATGGCTGTACAAAACCCACAGATACAACAACAGCTACAACAAATATCTCAAAAAATAGAAGCCAGAAAAGCTTTATTGGTTGCTGATATGACAGAAGATTTTATGAAAGAAGAAAAACAAATAACATCTCAATTCGATCATGATCCGTTACTTAAATTAAAACAAAGAGAAGTAGATTTAAAAGCTATGGAAACAGAACGTAAGATAAGCGAAGACGAAGCTAGAATAAATTTAGACAGAGCTAAAATGGTACAAGCAAAAGATCTAAATGATAGAAAACTAGAACAAAATGAAGATTTAGCTAATTTAAGAGCTGATACAGCTATTGAAAAATCAATGATGTCTGCAGATGTTAAACTAACATCAGACGCTATGAAAGCACGAGACGTAAATGTCTTGAAAGGTCGTAAAAGTTAATATATAAAATCATTAAGGAGAAAATTATGAAGGACCCAAAAATAACAAAACCAGTTGGAGTAAACAAAGATGGTTACGCTAGTGGCGGAGTAGAAATAGAAGCACCTTCTCAAAACTTGCACTTAGATCCAAGATCTAAATCAAGTATCAGAGGACAAAACTATATTGCTCAAGGTGACACTGTAACTGTTAAAGGTACGAAAACTAGAAAACCTGTAAAAGCAACTTGGTACTAACATGTGGATCTCGGCACTCAAATTAGCCGTTTCTGCTGGAAGTAAAATTTATGCTAACAAGCAGAGAACGAAGATGGCTATGTCAGATGCACAGCTTATGCACGCGTCTCGTATGGCCGAAGGTAAGGAAGCTTACCAAGGTAAACTTTTAGAAGCACGTCAATCGGACTGGAAGGACGAGGCGGTTTTGATAATTTTAAGTTTGCCCGTGGTAATTTTAGCCTGGGCAGTCGTATCGGACGATCCGGGAGCGATGGACAAAGTAAAATTGTTCTTCGAGATGTTCTCGCAGCTCCCTTCATGGTTCACAAATTTGTGGATCCTTGTCGTTGCAAGTATATATGGTATAAAGGGAACTCAAATTTTTAGAAACGGAGGAAAAAAATGAGACAAAACGGAGTAAGATCAAACGTCAGATTTCCAACTGGAGCATCTGGTATGAAAAAAGGTGGATCTGCTAAAAAGAAAAAGAAGCAGGGCTACAAAGATAGAAAAGATGAATCTATCGCAATGAGAATCAAAAAGAAAAGAACTCCTGCACAGTTAAAAGCTAGCAGAGATGAGTCTTACGGTAAGTTTGGTTCTAAAGTTAAAAAAAGCGGTAAGATAAACAAGTAATATTATGGCTGATAGAAAAAAACAATCTGGACCTCCTGGTTTAGGACTTTTAGGAGGTTCTAAAAAAACAGAACCAAAAGAAAAAGAAGGTAGAATTAAAATTATAATGGTTGGTAAAGATGGTAAAATGTTAGAGCAACCTATGTTTGAAAAATTTTCTAAAGGTGGATCTGTTAAAAAGAAAAAAAGTTCTGGTAAAGCTATTCGTGGCAAAGGTTGCGAAATCAGATAATGTTTAAAAAATTAAAACATTTTATTTGCAAACTATTTAACATCAAAGCATGTATGTGTGATGAAGTTGATGAGCATATAGAATTTTTTACAAAAGTACCTGAACCGGATACACCGGTTCATAAACCAAAACATTGTGGATCGCATACAAGATTTATAAAATCTTGCCATCAATGTCTTGCAATAATACAATAAAGGAGAAACTATGCCCGGAATGAAAAAAATGATGATGATGAAAAAAGGTGGAAAAGCTAAAAAGAAAAGTAAATTTCCAGATCACTCAGGTGATGGTAAAATTACTAAAAAAGATATCTTAATGGCAAAAGGAATAATTCCTAAAAAGAAAAAAATGAAGAAGGGAGCTAAATAATGGCAAAAGCAAAAGGACTCTACGCGAATATTCACGCGAAAAAAAAGAGAATCGCTGCAGGCTCAGGTGAAAAGATGAGAAGACCTGGAGCTAAAGGTGCACCGACTGCTGCTAATTTTAAAAGAGCAGCGAAGACAGCTAAAAAACCTAAAAAGAAAAAGGCGTAATGTTTAAATCACCTAACGCTGGTCAAACTGCATTAACGTTGCAACATGCAACGTCTCCAAGAGCTGGTTATAAACCACCTCCAGGACATAATGCAGACGGTTATACAATGGCCGAAAGAGTGACAATGGCTAAAGGTGGTAGAAGCGAAAAACCTATAAGAAAAACTACCGGTAAAGGTGGTAATTATAGAAAAACAAAATCTGGAGCTGGAATGACAGCGAAAGGTGTAAAAGCTTACAGGGCAGCAAATCCTGGAAGTAAATTAAAAACAGCCGTGACTGGTAAAGTGAAACCAGGATCTAAAGCTGCAAATCGACGTAAGTCGTACTGTGCAAGAAGCGCAGGCCAACTCAAACGATCATCTGCAAAAACACGTAACGATCCTAACTCACGTATCCGTCAGGCAAGAAGAAGATGGAAATGTTAATATGAAAAAAGCAAAAGCAAAAATAAAAAAAGTAATTAAAGGTTTAAAAAAAGCCTCTAAAACTCATGCTGCTCAAGCTAAAACATTAAAAGGAGTTATACGTGGAACCAGAGCAAATACTAAATAGTCTAAGACGAGCAATCAAAAGAAGAGTAGAGACGTTAGCCATATCGGTCACATCCGGTGGGGTTGACAGTATGGAAACTTACAAGTATATCATAGGACAGATTAATGCATTGGAATCAGTGCAACAGGAAATCTCTAACCTGCTAAACGATAAGGAGCAAAATGAAGACAGAGGAACAGTCATCAACATCGGTGACAAAAAAAATAATAACCCCAACTAAAGAATTAGTAGGGTTGAAGAAATCAGAAGAGCAAAAAGAAGTCACAAAAGAAAAAGCAAAACTTCCTCAACCAACAGGTTGGCGTATGTTAGTTTTACCATTTAAAATGAATGAAAAAACTAAAGGCGGGGTTTTACTTGGACAAGAAACTTTAGAACGACAACAGGTAGGATCACAATGCGGTAATGTACTTGCGATGGGACCTGATTGTTACAATGATAAAGATAGATTTTCACAAGGTCCATGGTGCAAGGTCGGAGACTGGGTAGTCTTCGCACGTTATGCAGGATCTAGAATAGAGATTGAGGGTGGGGAAGTTCGTCTTCTTAACGATGACGAAGTACTAGCAACTGTGCAAGATCCAACAGATATTTTGCATAAATTTTAACATAGGAAGGACACTATGCCAGAGGAAGAAAAAAAGACAGTAGACATTGATACATCCGGTCCGGAGACCGAGATTAATGTAGCTGAAGAAAAAGATGAAGCTGTAATAGAACAGCCGGAACAAGAAACAGGAACAGATAAAACATATGAAAATGAAAGAGAAACAAAATTAGATGAAAAAAAGGAAGATGAAAAATTAGAAGATTACAGTAAAGGTGTGCAATCTAGGATTGCTAAACTTACGCGTAAGATGAGAGAAGCAGAAAGAAGAGAAGCTGCTGCTATCGAATATGCTACTGTAGTTGAAAATAAAAGAAAACTAGATCAGGAAAGATTTAATAAAGTCGATTCTGATTACACTGCTAAATTTGAGGAAAGTGTAAAATCTGGTATGGACATGGCGCAACAAAAATTAGCGTCTGCCATTGAAGCAGGTGATGCAACAGCTCAAGTAGAAGCAAATAAAAAAATTGCTGAGTTAGCTTTCGAGAACGCTAAACTTCAGCAAAGAAAAGAAGCAAAGCCAGTTGAACAGGAAACACCTGTTAAACTGTCAGACGGTGGACAATTACCAAATCAAACCCCTCAACAAATGCCTCAAGCTGATCCTATGGCTGAAGATTGGGCTGCAAAAAATAGATGGTTCGGAACAGATAGAG